CTCCCGTCCGGTGACCCCTTCACGCTTGTGGCCAACTGCCTGCACGAGGCAACGTCAACCGCCTATGCTTTCAAGCTCACGAAGAAAAAGCGGGGTCCATGCGCGCTCAAGGGTGACGACCAGTACTACAAATCCTTACTCGTCATCTGCACTGCCGTCGCCCGCCGTCTCCTGGAACTTGGCATAATGGTTAAGCTCGATCACTGCCTCCCCCCCTTCTTCGCTGGTCGTTTCATCTGCCCGGACAACGACGCCCACCACGACCCGGTTAAGCATGCGGCGAAGTACTCGGTCAAGAACCTGGCTCCTGAAAAGTACTCCGAGTACGCTACCGCCTACCGAACGCAATTTCCGGCTGTCACCGAGGCCAAGCGAGCGTACCTGGAATCTGCTGCTCTGGCGCATCACCCTAGCATGTCCCCCCATGACGTCACGGTTCTATTCGACTTCACGTATTCCCTTTGGAATTACGATTTCTTGGTCTCCTTCCAAGATCCAGCGAAGGCGAACCCCCTGACGATCATCGACGCTCCGGTTGATTGCGCCAGACGATGCTGCAAAGCTATTGGTGCTCCAGTCCCTCAAGGCATCCCCAGCGCCAAGGCTTTCCGACTGCACCTCATGGCCCACGGTATTCCGCACATTTACGAGCCGTACGCTGCCATTCCTCGCCTCCGTGATCTCGCCTTCCGCCATGCAAACACCATCGTCTTCTCCGTCCGCCATTCTGTCGTTGCTGTTCGATCTTTTTCTCCCCCTGGTGACAGGGTTTAATTTCATATTCGCGCTTCGTATGTTCTGTTATTTCATTGATTTTTATTTCATACAATTCTACAACGCTCAATGTCTTTCTTCACCGCCACCACTCGCGTCACTCAACGCACTCTTCCTGAGGGCGCTCCTCCTCCTCGTTACGGCCGCTTTACTATTGCGTTTAAGGTGTCCAAGAAGCTCTCCTCCACCATGGACATCCGTGCAAACTCGCACTTCAAAACGCTCTCGGTCGCCTTCGAGTCTGTTGAGCTCCTCGAGTGCCAGCTCGAGTTATCTTTCCCGCCGTCAACTGACACGGCAGCGGTCCAGTTCGGACTTGTCCCCAACACCGTTGGGTCCATGTCTGAACTCCTCGCGTGTCCCATCATCTCGGTGCGATACTTGTCGTCGGCAACAGCCTCCTGTTTCACTCTCGATCTCCCCGGAGATCACAACTTCGGACGTGAACTTAAGGCCACTGTCCTCGGCAACTCCACCCCAGTCGCATATGTTATCAACCACGCTGACTGCGAGGGATACGCCACTCTCCGTTTCCGCGCCGCCTTCCACGGCTCCGCCCTCGGCTGAACGAATCGTCGCGCTTGACCCGCCGTGTTTTCTTTCTTTTGAGTAATTGATAAAATCCAAAAA